ATATGAGTAATTACTTATTTATGCGTAACTTGCACAGTGACTTTTGCAGTGCAACGAGAGATAAGAAAGTTGAGCTTCTTGATTTGATTTACGATTCAATACAGTTGCCTGAAGAGGACTTTTTAAACAAAATTAGAGAGAGTATTATTGTTCCTGTAAAAGTTATTCAGCAAGAACCCGTTAGCGATAGCGTGTTAAAGGTTTCAAATATGCTTGAAGGATTGACATACGAGCAGGAATTAGATGTTTTAGAAACTCTTAATATTAAGATAAGAGCTTACTCTTGGAAGAATAAAGACAGTACTAAGGTGTTTGTGGGAGGTGGTACGGTAGATGCTTTTTAACAACTGATAGGTATAATATTAGTAGCGATAAATAATAACAAAACTTAATAAATAATGAATTTACAAGAAGAATATAAAGAAGAAACAAATAAAAATGCTTTTGATAGCATTGAAGGGTGGACAGCCTTTACAGATGATTATGTAGAATGGCTTGAAGCTAAAATTAATTATACGCGTTGTTAGCATCATCGTTTTAATGTGTGCTAACTGTAGGTGATAAAATTAGTTGCGTGAATAAGTAAATATATTAATAAATAAAACAAAAAAAATGACACCATTTGAAATAGCACAAAAATACGTTTACGGACAACACGATGCTTTGACTGACAAACAAGAAATAATTAATATGATTAAAGATATTGAACAAGCTATATCTGAGCAATTAATTTTATCTTCTGTTAGCCAACAACGTGAACTGTTGCCTGATTTTTTATATGGCACAAAAGATAATTTAAAGGTAGGTGTTCACGGAGATACTAATGTTACAGACGAATGGAACGACTACCTTAAAAAATTAGGTAATTGTGGCTAACTGCTAAGTATAAAGGAAGTGCGATAAATTAATAACTAAACTAAATAAATAATGACTAAAAAAGAAAACGAAACAATGACAAATAGCTATTTGGATGAAATAAAAGTAAACTCTTTAATAAGCAATACAGATAGTTCACTAGGTTATTTAAAAGGCTATAAAAAAGCATTTTCTTTATACATTGTTAGCAAAAGTATTTCCAAAAAATGGATGTACTCAGCTTTATTTGGATTGGCTTATATGTTAGTTGACTTGATTAGATATTTTTGCTAACGTACCGCAGATAAGATTAGTTGCGTAGATAAATTAATAAATTAAATAAATACAAAATGACTGATAAAAAATTAAAAGAATTGATAGAAGATTGTTGTAATGATATATTTGACAGATTAGAGCCTTTAGCTAATGTGAAATCACGTTTATACACAAGCTTAAAGGCATCTATTAATAATAAACCTTGTTGTAAAAGCGATATCGAGCAGTTACTTGCTTATACTAAGTTTTTAAGAGATGAATTACATTTAAATATTTCTGACACTTGGGTAGAAAGCTATGTAGAAGATAGCAAGTAATTGTTTACAACACCTGTATAAAATTGCGTTTTAATGCATTTTATACTAAGTTATATTTTAGTTATGAACGATTTAAAAAACGATAAATTATGAGTACACACATAGAAACATTAAAAGGAATAAAAGAGTCAAAATTAAGCACACAAAAAATAGAAACCACTATGAGCCTAACAAGGTTTTGGGGTGGTGCTAAAAAAGGTAGAATGTTACAATTAACAGTAAGTAACTCTGACGGATACATACAATTAACAGAAGAAGAGACTATTGAGTTAGCTAAAACCTTGCTTAATTCTTTTGATGATACGATATATCCAAGTGAATAACTAAATACAACGTGCAAGTGTTAAATGCGTTTTAATGCATTTTATACTAAGTTATAAAAACAGAACACCCTTTTTTTAGTTATATTAATATGAGTAAATCAGAAGAAATTAAACCAACAGATGGCAGGAAAGGCAACTCCGCTAAGAAGTCTATACCTAAGCTACCGATACCTAACAACGAAAGGTCCAACACTCCTGCGATGAATGGAGCTAAGAAGAGCAGAAAGAAGCAGTACGCCAAGAAAGCTATTAAAAATATATTTGGAAGTGAAGTAAACGCCTTTGAGTCTATCGCTAAGTCAGCGGAGAAAGGTAGCTACAACCATATGAAGTTGCTTATAGATTTAGCTTATGGTGATGAGAAAGATGTGGCTGAAGTAGGAAAGTCTGCACCAATTATAAACTTCTTTGGAGATAGTGACGTTGGAAAGAAGGTCAAGGATAAAGTTATAGACATAACTACAAATCCAAGAACAGATGATTAACAGTAAAATTAGTATTCATCAGAAATACATACCTCTCTTCAGAGATGAATCGAGGTATTTTGTTGTCACAGGAGGTAGGGGAAGTGGTAAGTCATATGGAGGAACTGTTTTCTTGCTTAATCTAACCTATGAGTCGGGTCATAAGATACTGTTCTCTCGTTATACGATGATATCAGCACATACCTCTATCATACCCGAATTTATAGAGAAGATTGATTTAATGGGTGTTAATGAGGACTTCAGGATAACCAAAGACGAGATAATGAACCTAAAGACAGGTTCTTCAATTATATTCAAAGGTATTCGTACTTCTTCAGGTAATCAGACAGCGGCACTTAAATCTCTTAACGGTATTACTACATTTGTTGTAGACGAGGCAGAGGAATTAGTAGACGAGGCTACTTTTGATAAGATTGACTTTTCTATACGTTCTCAGTTAAAGCAGAATAGGGTCATTTTAATAATGAATCCGACCACTAAAGAGCATTGGATATATAAGAGGTGGTTTCAGTCAGAAAGTGTCTTAGACGGCTCTAATTTGACTAAAAACGGAGTTACTTACATACATACAGATTACAGAGATAACAAAAAGAATCTTTCAGCGTCTTTCTTGCAACAGATTGACACAATGAAGCGTAAACGACCTGACAAGTATCAGCATCAAATTCTTGGAGGATGGTTAAACAAAGCTGAAGGTACGATTATCAAGAGATGGAAGGTAGGTGACTTTATCCCAACAGAGCTTACTTGCTACGGGCAGGATTTTGGATTCTCAGAGGATTTAACGACACTTGTTAAGATTTCGGTAGACAAACACGCTCGAAAGGTTTGGATTAAGGAGGTGTACGGAAAGAAAGGTCTAAGCACATCGGAGATTTCTGTATTAAACAAGAGAGAATGCGGTATGGATTTAATTATATCAGACAACTCTGAACCCCGACTTGTGAATGAATTGAAAGTGTTGGGTCTTAACATAAAGCCAACCATAAAAAAGAAAGGTAGTATATTATCAGGAATTGCGTTGATGCAGGACTACGAGATTATAGTAGATAGGAATGCCCACGGAATAATAAGAGAGCTTAACAATTACGTTTGGAAAGAGAAGGGAGAAGTTCCTATTGATAAATTTAATCACTTTATGGATGCGATTCGTTATGCGATGATGTATTTAATTCAAGGAATAAATAGTGGCGTTTACGTTATAAGAGCTTTACTGCCTTTAATAGGATTATTATCTTTAACTTAAAAATATGAAATATATAAAAGGTTTTGAAGGGTTATACTCTATAACGGAATGTGGAAGGGTTTTTAGTCATTATAAAGACATATTTAGAACAACCTCTGTAAATAAAGTTAATGGTTATGTGTATATAACACTAAAAGCTAAAGGAGTGGGTACAACAAGGTCTATTCATAGATTGGTAGCTGAAACTTATATAGATAATATCGAAAACAAGCTTGAAGTAGACCACATAGACTGCGATAAGACAAATAACCATTCTAACAACTTAAGGTGGGCAACAAGAAGTGAGCAACTTCACTACTCTTATGACAATGGTAATAGAGATAAGTATTTAAAGAAGGTATCTAAAAGAGTTAGAAATAGGGTTACAGGAGAGGAATTTAAGTCTCAAAAAGAATTGTCAGTAAAGTTGGGTGTTAAATACGAGACAGTTAAATGGAGAACTCAAAGAGGTAAATGGGATTGGGAAGTTATTAGATAGAGCGTTTAATATGATGCCCTATGTTTAATATGAGGGGGTGTTTAACATAATACCCCGTGTTTAATATGAGGGTATGTTTAATATGAGGGGGGTGGTGTGACAGAATGTCACGTGACGAAATGACAGTGACAGATTGACAGTGACAGATTGACACAAAAACAATAATTGAATAAAACAAATAATTAACACAATTTAACACGTTATTTTTAACGATTCTAAATAATAAAATAAAGTTGTTATATATTTGCATATTAAATTAATTAGTTTAAGCTCTTATTTTTAACCATTATAAACAACAAATATATTTGCATATTAAGTTTATTTGTTGTTTGTCATCTACTTTTGTAATCCAATTAATAAAGGCTAAATTTTAAGCGTATTTTAACACGTTTTAAAGCAATTATTTAAACATAGTTATGCTATGCTATTGATTAGAATAAATAAGTAAAAGAACTTATACAAAAATAAGTTTTATTGCTATGTTGTAACAACATCAAAAAAATATGTTTGTTACGTTTTAAGTTTAGTTTGTACTTAAATTAATTATTTATGTGATTATTTTACATAAAAAAACCCCTTACTAGTTAAAGTAAGAGGCTGTAAAATGTTATTTGTTTAGTTGTATGTAGGTAATTATAATGCATAAAAAAACCCCTTACTAGTTAAAGTAAGAGGCTGTAAATTAGAACTCAACTTCATTTAGTAAGAAACCAAACTTGCCTCTAATTCTTGAAATTTTGTTTCTTAATAATAAAATTAGTTGTTGTTGCTCTATTATTATGTTTTTTAGTTCTTTTTCTTTTTCTATATTCATTTTATTGTGTTTTTAATTGTTTCTAATAGACCCCCATATTATAGCCTGATATTCATAACCTTTTAGACCTAATTTAGTAGCTTTTTTAATAGTCAAATTTTTGATTTGTTTATATGCTATCTTGCCAATACTTGCTTTGTCAATTTTTATCATACGACTAAAGCAAGCCCGCAAATGGTGAATATCAATTGTAATATGCTGACTACTTAAAAAAGCGATATTGTGCACAAAATTAAACGTTTTTAGACTTTTTTCAGTTATTTGTAAATTGTTAGCTATCAAATTGAATGCCTTAAATTTGTTGGAATGAAATGTACAACATTTTATGTCCACGGGGTGCAAACCATATTTAACCGCTTCAAAAACCTTATAAGTATCTTTTATATTTTGTTCCCATTTATTTCGAGGACTTAAGGCACTTATGACAGAAGCTGCTATTAAGGTAGTAGTATTGTATTTTGTCGCGATATCTTTGCAAATATCGTTCGCTTCTCTATACCAATTTAAACCTGTATTAATTTCCTCCTTTGTTGCCTTATTGAAATAGTAATCTAAATTTCTACTAATTTTAGTGAGTTCGTATGATGTTAATTTTTTCATTGCTTAATTATTAAATTTATAATATAGGTTTTTGAAAGTGTTTATTAAATGCCTGCCGTTAGCAGTATGAAACCCGTAAGAGTGCGTGTGTATACTATCAATAGGTTTATTTTCTACTATCAATAAAAATAAATTAAACGCATCCGTTTTAACATCTTTATTCAAAACATTAATAGCTTTTTTGATTGCATTAATGTTGTGCCTTGCCTCTAAATTATTATCCTTAAAATATTTCTTAATTGCCTTAATTGTGATTTTTTTCATTTTATTGTGTTGTTTAAAGGTTTGTTGTTTTTATTACTTTGTATTCATTTGTATCTATTGCATATTTCATTGAATTGTATGTGTTTTTAGAAAACCACATTAACACTTTTATATCCGTTATTTGATTATTAAAAGTAATAATTTCTTTACCATCTTTTAAAATAGTGTAATTATAGTACATATTATACAGTTTTAGTATTGTTTAAGTAAATTACTGAATTATTTAATTTGTCAAAAATTGCTAGTTGTTTGTTCACTTTTGCAAACTTTAAAGCGAAATCAATATCGTTAAAATGCATATTTAAACACAAATAATAAAGACCGCTATCAGGGCACAACCATCCCCCAACACTGTCAAACAAACCATCGTTATTCATAACCATATTATCTACGAATGTAAGTAAGTCGAATTTTAAAGATGGATTAAAGCCCGTATATAAGTTTAAAGAACTTACAATATATCTATTGTTTTTGCTTTTTTCGTTCGTTATGTTAATTGTGAAATCTTGTTTGTGATTTGCGTTATTGACTATTTGTTGTGCTAATGTTATTTCTGTATTTAGTCTCATTTTGTTACAATTTTATAGTATTAATGTTATTTTCTTTTACTATGCTTAACAGTCTGAATTGTTGGTATTGTTTTCTGTGCCTTGTTAGGTCGTTTGTCAATAGGTAGTCAATTACTTTTGTTTCTGTTTTGTCTAATGTAAAACATATAAAATCTTTTTTTGACTTTGTTATTAAGAATACTGCTGCGATACTTAATTTGTAGTTTTTCATTTTATTTGTATGCTTTATTAATTATTTCTACTTTCTCATTGTAACTTTTTTCTACATAGTAATTTGCTAAATTACCTTTGTCAGTTATAAAGGTCATTATAATATCACCTAATTCAATAGCACTATTAACATCACCTTTATCAAATAGTTCATTTCTTAATTTGTCCAATTGGTTGTATGTGTTTTTCATTCCTACAATCACTTCTCTTTGTTCTTTTGTCATCTTGTTTGTTTTAAATTGTTTATAAATTACTCCCATTAATTAATGTATCTATCAATACCATTACACCACATAAAACGATTGATATCGCTACTAAAATTTTAATTACTCTCTCCATATTGTTACAATTTTTTAACACTATTAATAAAATTATTTATTTGTTTAATTCTGTTTACATATTCTTGTTTTGTTTCCATTTCAAATAGTAAATTATTCTTATAGTCCTCATCTTGTCTTTGTTGTTCTGTCATCTTGTTTGTTTTAGGTTAATATGCTTAATTACACATACCACCAAAGCCCCGCTATGTAGTAGCGAGGCTTTATAGTAATAACATCTTTGCCCGTTCTGTCAGCTAATCTTTACAAAGTCACACCTAAATGAATAGTCACTCTTTGTAAGAGTATGTTATAATTAATATATCAATGAACTTGCGAGTAACAAAGATAGTCTTTTAATTGGTTATTCAGCATAAAAAATACATAATATCTCATAAATTTACGAAAACTTTACGAAACACTAATATAATAGGTATATAATAAGCAATAAAATACATACATATAGGTACGTATTTAAATAATAAAACATACATATATATCCACACAAATAAAACATAACATATTGACAATGATATAAGATATATAAGAGGAAATTAAACACCTATTTTAACACAATATAACACACTCAAATAACACAACATCAATAGATTTTATCTATGACAAATAAGTTTACTATAAGTAACGTTTATACGCGATATGCGTTTTTTTAAATAGTAATAGTCCATTTATATGAATTCAAAACAAAGTCAAATATCTTTTACAATAAAACCGACATATCAAATTTGAAAATATAATAAAAAGCCGATATAAATATAGTCTCTTAGGAACTGGAACTTTTGTGACGAGTTAGTTAATTATCAAGTAGTTAAAAATCACTTTGTACCGCGATATAAAATAAAGCGGTACTTAATGATTAATTACTTACACTTTACTTCTTTTAGATTTACCTGCGTGATACCTTATACATCTTGGTGTTACGTTTAATAAATCAGCTATAGCTCGTGTAGATATCTCAGGGTCTATTTCTCTTATCTTTTTTATCTTAGCTGACGTTCTTAGGTTTCTTTTAAGCAAACCTTTTATAGCTGTCATATGTATTGATGAGTGGTTCTTAT